CTCGCCATGCGACCGACCTATCGACTGCTGATTGCTGCCGCGGCGCTCGCGGCGACTCTGCCCGCTGCCGCTGATGTGCTGTGGGACTTCCGCGACTCCGCCGCGCCCAAGCCTGTCGCCGCCGGAGCGCATATCCGCATCGGCACAGTCAGCGGGCCGTGGGAGCTGATGCAGTCATACTTCGGCAGGCCCGCGCTGTGCGCGGGCGGTTGGTATGTCGAATACCGCAGCGCAGCAAGCGCCCCGGACGGCTGGGCTGCGCCCGTGGTCGGTGTGGATGCCGCTGGCATCTGCGCCGCGGTGCGCGACCCGGCCGCGGCGCCGCCGCTGATCGAAGATGATCCCGCGACGCTGGAGGGGGCGCTGGCGACGCTGGCGCAGCGCATCAACGCGGAGCGCAATCGGCGGATCACCGCCGCCGTCGGCAGCCTGGAGGAACAGCTCGCCCGGCTGGGCCGTGCGCAGACGCTCCAGGCGCGGATTGCTGCGGAGTCCGCGACGGACGCCGACCGCGCCGAGCTTGCGGAGCTGCTTGAGCAAGCGGATTACGTGGAACGGCTGCGGCTCTACGCGGTGACGCCGACATCGCCGCCGATGTGGCTGGACCCGCTGCCGGCGGGTGAGACGCTGTATGGCTGGGCCGAGGGCACGCTGGGCAGTGCCGCCGACGTGGACGCCGTGGACCCCGCAGCGCCGCCCACGGCTGCGCCGCAGTGGCCGGCGCAGTGAGCGGCTGTGGTCCCGCGCGGCCGGGCGCGGGCTGCGATCACCACTGTCGCTTGGTTCGGCGCGGGGCGGCGGGATGCTGCCTTGGCGTGCTCGACGCGGGTCGTGCTGCGCGATCCGATGTGCCGGCTGCCGGTGCCCGAGTGGTCGCGGCGAGTGCTGGCAGATGCGTCGGTGTGGGTGTGTCGCTGACCGGCACCCTCGGCCTTCTCGCGACGGCCGCGAGCTGGGTACCCGGCGGTATTCGCAAATGAGTCAAAGCTATGAATGACGTAGAAGCGCAAGAGGCAGCGGCCTTGATTAAAAGGCTGGCAGACATGTTTAATGCCGACCCTAAGACGCTGGTACGCTCTTGGGCGGGCGTACTGTTCAGCGAGAAGCAGGCGCGGGCACTCCTTGTCGCGTTGGGGGGGTAAACGTGGAGGGTACCGAAGAAAGGCGGCGTGTATCTCCTGATCTGGTGGAGATAGTAGCCATGAACAACCGCAACGTGCTAGAGCAAGCAAGGCTCATTGAATCGCTGAACGGGCGGTACGAGCACTTGCAAAACGACGCTGTTAACCGCCGCGACTACGTTAGTCGCCGTAGCTGACGACTTGAACACCTTAAAGAAACTAAGAAAGTGGGTGCTTGGGCTGGTGCTATTTGCAGCCATGCTATTAGGGCTGTGGTCTCAGCTCAAAGACTTCCATTCCCGTCCGTAGGGGCAGAGTATGAAGCCGTGGTACAGAAAGTGGTCGATAGTCGGCGCGTTGGTCGCCGGTCTGGCGTATCTTGTCGCGGACTATTCCGGGCTGGACATGGGCGCCGTGGCGCAGAAGATTCTGGACGCCGCGGTGTTTGCCGGCTGGCTCGTGGCCCTAGTCGGCGCAATCGCGTCCGACGTGCCCGTTGACCCGGAGCAAGTCTTGCCGAAAGTCCGTAGCAAGACCGTCGGTAACGTGGTGCGCGCTGTTCAGACCGCCAAAAAGAAGCTCGCGCCGTGATACTCACGCTCGAACAATACCGAACGCTGACCGGCGACACGGACTCGTCCGGCGCTGTTGTGCAACGGCTACTGGACAAGTACACCAGCGCAATCGAAACCTATTGCCATCGGCGTTTCGGGCTGTTCGCTGGCAGCGAGACGCACTTCGACGTAAACCGTGACCCGCTGATACTGAATAACCGCCCTGTGTCCGAAGTAAGCGCGGTTGTCGCGGGCAACGCTGACACGGCGCCGACAAACATTCACTACGCGTTGGGGTGGCTATACCATAACAACGCATGGGCTGGTAAGACCGTCACGGTGACGTACGTTGCTGGCTTGGTGGCGCCCATTGGGGTGCGAGAGATTCTTGTTTCGTTGGTGTCCGAAGCGCTGGCCGGCGTTGGCGATTCATCGCGGCCCGTCGTCAAAGAGACCGTGTTTGGTGTGGATAGCGTGACTTACGGCGAAGGCGTGAACGCGCACCCTATTCTCGGTGCGTACGCTAGCGCGCTTGACCCGTGGGTTGAATACCGTGTCGGCTGAGGCTCGGCTTCGTCGCACGGTTGAGCGGCACGGTATTGACGTGACGCTAGTTCAGTCCGGCGTTGAATACGACATTAAGATACTAGGACGTTCGTACGAAGGCAACGTTACAGAAACAGTTAATGGGATGCCGCAGCAGCGTGAACGGTACTTGGTACCCGCGTATCAAGTGCCGGGTGTAGCCATACAGCCGTACGACATTATTAAGTTTCCTGACCGTAACAGGACGATTCGCAAGGCGGACCCCGGCTACCATTCCGGCCAAGTTGTTCGGTGGGACGTGGAGGTAGAGGGGTGAGCCACGTTTCAGTTCGCGACGAAGTGCGGCGCATGCTAACCGACGAGTGGGACGACGGGCCGCGCATCGTAGAATTGAAGAATAGTTATAACGCGCTCGGGACGGACTTGGCGGCGTGGGCGTGGCCGACATTCGTCCTGGCACGAGAAGAACAGATTGGGCTAGGCGACTTGGAAAGCCGATATTGGCGAGAAACAGGGGAAGTGCAGATTGTTCTCGGTATTTCGCCGAACGTAGGGACAAGCAGCATAGAAGACATGGCTCGCGACGCAGCGTCCGTGTTTCGCGGCAAAGTCGCCCTGAATAATAACCTGGTCTTTCGTAATGCCGCCCCGTTGCGAGAAGACTTCACCGATAGGGCGGTAACCGGCAACTGGTACGTCGGCGTTGTTGCCGTGTCGTACTTATTCACATACACCGATGCGGAGGCATGACAATGGCTGATACCAGTCGCGGCCAAATGGCTTACATCCCGGAAGTGACGCTCGGTGTCACTCCCGTCAATCCGGCCTTGCAGATCGTCCGTATGACGGGCACCACGCTCGCCCATACGAAGAACACGGTTCAATCCAGTGAGCTTGACGCAACGCGCATGCTCACCGACATTCCCGAAGTGTCGGCCGAGTCCAGCGGCGAACTGAACTTCGAGTACAGCGCCGCGAGTTACGACGCGTTCATCGAAGCTGCGTTGGGCGGCACGCGGTCCATCGCTGTCAGTGTCGCCGCCGGTAGCGCCGACATTGTTGCGGCCACTGGCGTTGTGACGGCAACCGGCGCGTTCGAGAACGCCGAAGCCGGGCAATGGCTGCTGTTTACCGGGTGGGACAACGCCGGTAATAACGGCTGGAAGAAGATCGGGACGGTGGATAGCGACAACGAAGTGACGCTCGCGCATACGGCCGGGCTGGTCAACGAGACGGACGGCGGGGCAATCCGCGGCAGAACGATCAAGAACGGCATCGTCGTGCGTTCGTTCTCGTTGGAGCAGGGCTTCACCGACCTGAATATCTGGCGGCTGTTCCGTGGTCAGCGCGTGTCGAGCATGGCGCTGAACATCGCGGCTGGCGAAATCCTCACCGGATCGTTCGGGTTCATGGGCTTGAGCAATACGATGGAAGGTCCGGGGGTGCCTACGTGGCTCGGTACCGGCAGCCGCGCCGCCGTCAATACCAACGCGCTGCTCAATGCGACGGCGAACATTGGCCAGATTTACATCGACGGGGCGCCAACGACGGCGTGCTTCAAAAGCCTGTCGTTCAGCCTGGACAACGGCGTTCGTTCGGTTCGGTGCGTCGGCTCCAAGTACCCGAGCCAAGTGTCCTTGGGCCGCCAGACCGTCACCGGCAGCATCACGAAGCTGTTCGCTGACCGCGTGCTCTACGACAAGATGATGAACCACGACGACGTGAGCATCGCCTTGGGCGGCTACAACACGGCCGGCGGCATCCACATCGAGATGCCACGCGTCAAGCTTGGCAGCGACAACGTGTCCCTGTCTGGCGGTGTGGACTCCGACGTGGACGAGCAGATTGAATGGTCGGCGATCAAGTATGAAGACGCCGCGCTGAGCCAGTTCTACCAGGTGCGCGTTGATATCGCTGGCTGATCCTACCGCGGCTGGCGGGAAAGCGCGGTTGCCTGTGGCCGCGGCACACTTCCCCGTTAGCCGCGCCTCTTCAAATCACACAGGCAACAGAGGACACAGGCAATGTCGTTCAACCTTGGCAAAGCGAAAGTCACCAACGCGGCGGATGAGCACGTGAAAGAGTTGGGTGGCGGCGGTACGATCACGCTGCGCACCCGCCGGCATCCCGACTACAAGACGCGCCGCGACGCGGCAGCGTTCAAAATCTATGGCACGAGGAAGCTGACTCCCGAGCGGCTTCGGCAGATGGCCGAAACGACCAACAAGCTGGTCGCCGGGCACTGCATCCTGGGATGGGAAGATGTGGTAGACGGCGACGGTGCGCCGTTTCCGTACTCCAAAGACAACGCCGTCATGTTGACGTTCGAGGACGACGTGACGGGAAACTGATTCGCGCGTACTGCCCCGATGAATCCAAAGGGGACGAACCGCCCCTTTGGGTTCTACAGGCGTTACGCGAGAGAGAAGGGTTACCGCCACTGGAAGAAGAAGACGAGCCCGAACTTACCGACGTAGACGTGTATTTTGCCTATGCGCTAAATGAACTGATGACAGAACGGCCAATGGGGTTTGGCGCTGTGGGCCGCATCCCGTGGAGCGCTATACAAGCGTATGCAGATAGAGCGGGTTTGGACCCGGTTTGGTCAAGCGTATTCCACAACGTCATTCGCAACGTCGATGCCAAGCTGATAGAGCACTTTCATGGTAATAATCGACAGTCTGAACCGCATAGTCGAAGAGGGGCTAATGCCCCCCAAAGACCGCGGCGACCTTCGCGTTAAGGTCGGGCTGGACGTTGTTCGAGAGCTTCGCAGCGGCGACGCACGACGGTCAGACCCGGAAGACGACTTTGTAAGCGGGAACTTTCGTCGGACGTGGCGTAATGGCCTGCCTAAAGGAACGGAGCGGTTCGGTTCCGACTTCGATTACTTCGGTGCCGTTGTGCAAGACGCGTTCCGGTACATCCAAAGTTGGGCCGACTTTGATCCAGACCCGCGCGGCTTAGCATGGTACGGCGCCGTCGATACCGCGTATGCGTCGTGGGGCGTGTGGGAAAACCGTGTTCAGGTATCGCCGGGGCACACGTTCAGAGGCCCCCAAGTTGATATAGGCCCGCTGGTTGATTACGGCGTGTTTATCGAGCAATGGAATAGCGGAAGTCTGCCAAACTTGGGTGTCAAGGGCTGGCCCAACTTGGAGATCATCCAGCGGCGGGGCGCAGTGCACGCACTGGCGCGGGTTCTCCAAGAGGACTGGAAAGGGACGCACCGCATTTACGCCATGCCCGTACGACCGGAGCAAGTTGCAGCGGCGCAACGACGATACCGCAAGGATAAAGTCAACTTGTTCCCCATCGTTCGCATCTTACCGAGACACTATAAATGAGCTACGTGGTTCCGGTAAGGTTTGTCAGTGACGATGCTTCGTTGGCGCAGTCGCAGGAGCGCGTCAACGCTGGCTTCGAGCGCATGGCACAGCTTGCGCACGCGCTACGAGAACAGCAAGAGCGCAGCAACCAGAGCACACGCAATCTTACGTCTGAAAACAAGCGGTTGCTTAATGCCCAAGTGGACATGGAGCGTCGTTTCAAGGAACTGCCCAAAGCGGTGCAGCAGGCTTCTCGTGCGTTCTTTGAGTACGAAAATCGAATAGCTCAAGCGCAAGAGACAATGGCCCGGCTTTCGAGCATGACGGGTCCGCTGTCGCAAGGGCAGGGTGAGCAGTTCGCAGCGGCGAAGCGTGACGCGGAGGAATTTCGCCGCAAGCTGCAAGAATTGCACAAGACTATTGTCCAAGTCGATGCCGCGCAGTTGCGCGCTGACCGCGAGACCGGGCGCGGCGCGCGCCCCGGTCAGACCACGCTTGGCCCGCTCGGGGATTACGAACAAGTCATATCTACTGCAAAAGCGGGCGAAGTCGCACGTCGTCGCTACCGCGATGCAAGGGGAGAAGCAACTACAGCGTCTCGCCAAGGCAACGTACGCGTATAAACAAGCTCAAGAGCAAGCGTCGGCGGATGCTGACCCGCTGAACATAAAGAACGTCGTCGCTACTGCAAAGGCTGGTGAAGTTGCTATGCAGCGACTAGCCAGGGCTAGCCATCGTTACAGGGAAGCCCAAGAGCAAGCGGCAGCCGATGCTGACCCGCTGAACATAAAGAACGTCGTCGCTACCGCGATGCAAGGGGAGAAGCAACTACAGCGTCTCGCCAAGGCAACGCACGCGTATAAACAAGCCCGAGAGCAAGCGGCAGCCGACGCCGACCCGTTCAATCTAAAGAACGTCGTCGCTACTGCAAAGGCTGGTGAATTTGCTATGCGTCGCTTGCAGCAAGCCGCGTACCGCGCCATGCAAGCGTTTGATGCGCGTGACTATTTGCAGCAAGCGCAGCGCGTGGGTGACGCGCTGCGCGATCAGATCGTAGCGGCGGATCGACTGGCTAGAGCGGAGCGTGACATAGCAGCAGCGAGGGCCGAAGGCACTCTCACCACGCGCGCCGTGGACAACTACAACCGTGCGCTCGAAACGCAACGCCGCGCAGTTGAGCAACTACGCAAAGAAGAAGAAGCGCTAAGGAGAGAGCGGGAAGCGGCAACGCGCGCCGGCCGCAGCGGCAACGCGTTGGACTCCGCGGCTGAACGAGCAAGGGAGCAGGCTCGGACTGCGGCGCGGGAGATAGCGCGGCTCAGCAACGAAGCTGACAACGCGTTTGACAGTAGAGCGTACATTCAGCAAGCGCAGCGCGTTGCCGACGCTCTTAGGGAGCAGTTGGTAGCAACAGACAAAGTGGCCCGTGCGCAGCGCGCGCTCGCCGCCGCTCGCCGCGACGGAACCCTAAACGCGCGAACGGCCGACGCGTATAACCGCTCTTTGGACGCGCAGCGCCGTGCCGTGCAGCAGTTGCGCAAAGAAGAAGAAGCGCTGCGGCGGGTACGCGGTCAAGGCGTGCGAGCCGGGCGCAGCGGCGACGCGTTGGATTCGGCGGCTGAACGAGCAAGGGAGCAGGCTCGGGCGGCGGCGCAAGAAATGTCGAGGCTCAGCGCCGAAGCAGAGCGTGCTAGCGACGCTGTGACGCGTGGCTTCTCCAGCGCAGCGCAAGCGCCGCGAGGGCTCATTGGCGTGCTGAACGACCTATCGTTCAAGCTATTCGTTATTACGTTCGCTGCGCGCCAAATGTTCGAGGCGTTGCTGTACGGTTTCGTACAGGTGGGCGAAGAAATCTTGCTGTTTGAAATGCGCGTGAAAGCCCTGACGGGTAGTACGCAAGCTATCGGGCCACTATACGACGTAGCTACGGACCTAGGTGTGGCCATTGGTGAAGTCTCCCAGGGTTTCACACGCTTCGCTGTCGCAAACACTGTCATGCGCCGCACGCAAAGCGAGCTTGTGGCCATGACGGACGCCGTGCTCAAGTTCGGTCTTATCGCCGGTAGCAGCACGCAGGAAGCGGCAGCGGGCTTGCAGCAGTTGGGACAGGGCTTGGCGTCTAACAGGCTCCAGGGTGACGAGCTGCGCTCGGTATTGGAAAACTTGCCGCTGTTGGCGGTAGCCCTATCTGACCAGCTAGGTATCAGTATCGGTGACTTGCGCGATTGGGGATCGCAAGGAAAGCTCACTGGCGAAGTTGTTTCGGGCGCGCTGATTCGGGCTAAGGAAGTGGCTGATGAACTGTATGAAGACCTCCCTGACACCACCACGCGTGCCATAGCGCGCATGCAAAACGAGTGGGGGCGCTTCATCGCCGAGTTGCAGCGCGGTAACGGCAACGCGTTCGTTGGGTTCTTCAACGACATTGCTGCTGGACTTGCCACACTGCGGAAGGTTGTATCAGAGAACGCAGGACTTATAGCGCGGACACTGGAAGCCGCAAAAAACGCGGCGCTTATATTTCTTGCGGTGTTTATAGGACGGCGGATTGCGCTGGCAATCGCCGGGCTAATGTCTATAGGCACGACGGCTGCGGCGCTTCCGCCCGCGTTTGCTATGGCGGCGACACGGGCTCAAGGCTTAGCTGCCGCGCTAGCCTTTTTGTACCGTACGGCCATACCGTTGGCAGGAGTCACTGTGGCTATTGTAGCCATAGCAGCGGCGTTCTCCAACGCAAGAAGTGAGGCGCGGGCGCTTCGAGACGAGGCTACGGGCCTTGCCTTGGATTTGGATGCGATGTCTGGCGCGCAGCTACGTGCGCGCAAGAACAGCTTAGCATCCGGGTTCGCCGACGACCTTGAACGGCTTGTGAAGTTGGGGAGGGAGTTGAGTTCGACACAAGACCGTATGCGGGCTGGCCCGCTGGACCCGGAAACGGGGTACACCGACCGCGATGCGAGCCGCGACCAGCAGCGTATCCTGGAGATAGAAGCCACGATGGCGGCCGTTACCGACGGGCTGTCTGCGCGGCAAACAGAAATGAACGAAATCGACCGGCTGCTAGGTCAAACGCCTGAGCAGATACGGCAAATGGAGGCCCAAGCACGCATCGCCCAGGACATCGCCGGCGAGCTTGGCGACCAAGCAGACGCGCTACGCGATACATCCGCGCAACTAAGCCTGATAAACAAGCTGCGCCGCGAAGGTGCGTCGCAGGACCAAATACGGCAGGAAGTGGAAGCCTTGCGCGAGCGACAAGAAGTCGAGCGCGACACGCTCGCGCTCATGGAGAAGGCTAAGACCCTGAACTATGAGCAAGCAAAAGCGATAGTTACCGTTCGCCGTGAAACAGAGCGCGCTGTGGAAGCCGCCATAGAGCAGCAGAAAGCGCGCGAAGAAGAAGTGGACGGTTTGGAAAAGGCCCGCAATGCGTGGGAAGAATACGCGCGGACGGTTAAGAGCGCGACCAGCGAGTTTGAGAGCAACGAGTCATATTTCGACGGGCTGTTAAAGCGCGCGGGCGCTGCCCGACAGTCAGACAATGTGTCCCGTTTTGACATCAGCAGCCAGATTCTCAAAGCACGTCAATTGCTGATAGAGGGTAACGCGGAAGGCGCCGTAGAGGCAGCCAAGAAAGCCGGCGCGCTGATTGAAAAGTACATCGACGAAAACGACGGAGTGGCCAATAGCACGGCGCGCATCATGGCTCGCCGCGCTGCCGATGTTGGTAAAGAGGCTGCAAAAGCCCTTCGCGAGCAACGGCTGCTGAACGCAGAGCGCGAGCTAGAGACGGTGGACCGCATCCGCACGTCGCTAGAGGAACTATTTGGGCAAGAGTGGAAGCTACGGCTGGGGCTAGACGCATCCGCATTGCCTGATTGGGCGCGTCGGGTGTTGGAGCAAGGCCCGCCCGCGGAGAACGCGCCACCACCCGCGGAGAACGCGCCGCCACAGCCTGCCGCCCCGCGCGCTCCGCGGCCGGTCGAGCGTGGCGTGGGGCCGGATGGTGCGCCCTATTTCAGCGATCCGGGGCGTGGGGCGCCGTTGAACCCGTCGCGGCCCACCTACCCAGGGCTGCCCATGTTGCCGGGGCACGGTAATAGCCCGTCGCTGCCCGACGGCGGTATGCTCGGCAACGACAACGTAGTGCCCATGCCCGGTATTGAGCAGCGCATCGGCCCGAACGGCGAGCGCTATTTCGGAAACCCAGGGTTGTTGGACTACCAGATCGAGCCCGAGATAATCATTGAAGACGGGCAAGCGCAGATTGAGGCGCAGCTTGGCACGCCGCAAGTCTCTGTGAATCTTACCCCCGTGAACGATGTAGCGGATGACGTTGGCACTGCCGAAGTGGCTACGCGGCTTGACGTGGGTGACGGAGCTGAGCAGATAATAGAGCAAGTTGGTGTGCCTGAGATAGCCGTCAGGGTGCGCGTTCTTAATCCCGAGGCGCTACAGGGGGCAGCAGACGCTTCCGGCGGGCGCAACCCCAATAGCGCAAGGGCACGTGGATGAGCATAACAAGCCTCCCATCAGAATTGACGTTCCAAAGCGTTGGCAACTCCCCGGTCGCTATCTCTGGCGACGCTACCGTGTCGCTCAGTGTCGTCATCGAAGACGTGACGAACGGTACGACCATACGAATGCAAGGCGGCGTCGGGCTACAGCAGTTCCACGGCGTTGCAAAGCGGCGCATACGGGTCAGCGCGGGCGGCGTGCGAAAGCCAGATTTTACTGGCGTGTCTTTTCGCAAGGCGATGATCGTCACTGCGCCCAATGAGTTGGGGCTAAGTGAGAGCTTCAACGTGATATGCACAGCGCAGCCAAGCGTAAGTGCTGACCATAGGGACGGAAATGTCACGTGGTCCGTGACGTTTGAAGAATACTAATGCCTACCACGGTCACCTTCCCGCCCGTCCAAACATGGTCTTTGCAAGTGACGCTTGCAGGGGTGGATGTGAGTGCGCGGCTTACCGGCTCGGGGTACATCGAAGCCGAAGAAAACACCGCAACCACGGCGCAGTTTTCGCTACGATGGAACACCGACACTGCGAACCTGGTCACTGTCAACTTGGCAGCGTTCACTAACAACGATGTCATAATCAACGGGCGCGCCAACCCCGAAGACGCGTATACGCGCTTATTCACGGGGAAGGTGGATTATTCTGAATACGACCGAAACCTTCGTGTAATAACCTTCACGTGCTCGGACAAGCTCAAGCAGATAATGTACGACGCTGGCATCAACGACCCGGCCGGCGTCCAAGCGCTAGTGCCAGGTAGCATTGCTAGTGAGGACGCGTTTAGCACGTACGTTGACGGCTACTCGCTTTACGAAGATTTGCTGGACACCGTGCGAGCTGACGTGTCGGTAAATGCTAACGGGAACGTCGTATCTACGCCGTGGGACGCCAAGGCCACGGCGGATTACCTATTCACAGCCGATGCAGTGGAAGACGCATCGTTAGCCCTGGACATGATGGACGCTAACGAGATCGTTACGCAGCTAGCTTTGCGGCTAGAGTATTCATTCCCCCGGCTGTTCCAGCACGTTATACAATACTCGTGGCAAGCGTTTGTTTCTACCGGCGCGTTCCCAACGACAGGCTTTGGCGGTGGCCCGAGTGGGTATTTGTCTGCACCGTACGGGCTGCCTACTAAAGATATGTGGGCCGCCGCGGTATCGGGTACCGGGTGGACACGCGCGTCAGCAATAGGCGTTATGTCGTTGCCTGAAAATGGGGAATACGGCGGGAAGGGATACGCCGCCAGCGCCGAAGTACGTGCGACGACGTTTTCCTACGTCGGTTTTAGGCTTATGCGGCGTTGGGCGCAGACAAGGAAAGTGCTCTTTGACGTGCTTATAACGACTGCGGAAAGCGCCTTGTACGGCACGGTCAACGAAGAAGAAAACGCTAGCGCGTCCTACGACTACGACACCGAAGGGTGGGGGTCTAGCCGTGACACGCGCACACCATCCCTTAGCGTCAGTGACCCCGATAACCCGTGGGACGGGTTTACGTTTGGTCCAGGTTTGTCTGGAACCGGCGGGAGCTACCATAGAGATAAGTACGGGCAGGAGGTTTTTGACGGCTTCGTGGGCGCAGTGTCGGCGCGTGCTTTGCGCCGCATGCACAACGGGTTCAGACAGAACTTCGTGACGTTTGTTACGGGCTTTTGCCCGTGGATTAGTAAAGCCCACACTGTAGAAGTAAACGCAGTTGAAGTTCACGCCAAAGGCAAGGTGTACCAACACCGACACGAATGGGATATTGCTAGCGGCGCGCTAAAAACGACTATCCGCACTGCGCATTGCTTGGGGGCTGGCGGCAGCGCGTCGGCGCCGTCTCTTACGATGCCGTCGAAGACTTACGCGCCGTTAAAAGACAGCTACGGCGTGCTTAACAAGATTGGCGGGGTCCCTGGCACGCCCGAGCTGCAAGGCGACGAAACGAACGTTTGGCTGACCAACTACGCTGGCGTCCTAGCCCGCGTAGAACCAGAAGAGCCGGGTGCACCTGACACCGAACAAGGGGAAGTGAACGTCCGTGTCGTTGCGGTAGACGAGAACCCGGACTTGTACCCACAAGAGCTTCGGATACGGCCAGACGACGTACCGACGGAAGTGACAGACGCCACGGAAGAAACCGTGCAAGTGGCGCACAACGTCGGCTTCCCGGCTGATCTGTTCGTTGTAAAAGCATGAAAAGCCCTTTTGCAAAGGCCAACCTTCTGTCGCTCATTCGTATGCGTAACACGGATGGCGCGGGTTTTCTCGTGCTTTCTCCTACGCTCGGAACCTCACAGGGGGTGGCGTCGTCGTTCAGCGTCAACCCGGACCTACCGAAGCCTGACGACGCGTCCGTAGTAGCATTGCGCGGTGTCCTCCTCTTCGCGCCCGCCAGCGCAGCAGCACCACGCGGCTGGAACCTCGACAACAGCGTAGTGACGACGTGCACACCGAGCATCGTGCCGAAGGAGAACACCATCCGCACGCTGCGCCACGACGGGGCGGGATGGGTGCTCACAAAGGGCACCAGCGCGAAGGCCCAAGGCGAGCACTGGTGGCGGGGCACGGATGCGGTAGTGAGCTGGAACGACTGCACGGTGCCCGCGGGGGCGACGTGTGGCCGCGCGTCGTGGCGCCGAATCTTCTACAACGGTGCTGAGATTCCATACCCGTATGCGTATGGCCCGTTTATCGCCGCGTGCGCAATCTCTGCGGGCGGCGCGACCTACGTTGTGACGCTGACATCCGCTGGTGCTCTGGCCTACCGCCGAGTGGACACGGCGCAGGAGTCAACGGCTCAGGTTCAGGGGCTCCCAAGCGGCAAGGCGATTCAGGACGCCACGTTCTCGTCGGATGGCACGCGGTTAGCGATCGTGTGCGACTTTGACATCTATGAGGGGACTGTGGGGAGCGTTGGCGGCGACATCACCGTGTCGCTGCGGCACGAGAAGAGCACCACCACCAGCGAGAGCTACGACGTACCGTCGGCGTGGTTCGAGTTTGACGTCCAGGTGGTGTACTACATCCGCGTGGCTTACGACGACAACGGCGAGCTGCAATACACTACGGCCACGCTGCACGCCCAAGGCGAGGGCGAGTACAAGTCGCTAGACGCCGCCGGGTATGCGTATGAGCGCTCGTTGGCGGCTGGAGAGTGCAGCACTGTCGTCGCAATCGGGACTGGGGAAGATGGGTACGGCGGACAGGCGCCGCTGTTGTGGCGCATCCTGGGCGCCAGCGTCGCGACGGACATTGTGATTTCTACTGTGCTGTCCGTTGACACGTCGCTCGGCGCCCACGCGGAGGTGGAGGTTGATCGGATGCGCCGGCCGGGCAACTCGGGCGGCGCGGGCGGCATGTCTTTCCTGGGTCTGGGCTTCGTGGAAGACTGCGGTTCGTGGCTAGAGGATTGCGGGTTCACCACATCGGGCGGCAGGCTCGTCCACTGCGCGGACAGTAGGTACCGAATAACTGACTATGCAGAGCCGGAGTCCGACGGTTCCGGTA